ACTTATGCTTTCTGTTAGTTTTAAACGTCTAAAGTTATCATCTCCAACATAAGGACTAGTTCCAGTTGGATTATTCCACAAGGTATCACCTGGCGAAATTACTCCTGTAATTTCAACTCTTGCCCATATATTAGTATTTATATTTAAACCACATGCTGCACCGCTACTGTTTGCACCTTGTGATGAAATCTGAGCTGGCTCAAGAACGCCTCCTGAGGAAGTTGTAGTGGTGGTAGTAAGTGGAACAATTACTGCAACTGGACCGTTTAAACAACACGCTATAGTAGTAGTTGTACTTGTCGTACTTGTTGTACTTGTACTTGTACTTGTGCTTGTACTTGTTGTTGTAGTTGTTGTTGGAACAATTATATTTCCTCCAAATTGAAAAAGTGTATTAAATGGCTCCATTGTATATGAAGAAAAAAGTGGTGTAATTAATTGATCACAATCATCACAAGCATCTTCAGGTTGATAAGCGCTACCGTCTTTGCTAACTATATTTCGTAGATCCCAAGTTCCTACATTAGAGTTAGTAATAGTTGCGGTTACAACTTGACCTTCTAGTACATTGATAGTTCCAGATGCAAAATCAGCCCCACTAGTTATTGTTGTATTTGTTACAGGAGAACCATCTACATTTATTACTAAATTTACAGTTCCTATATAACCTGGAGTTTGTGTATATAACTCAAAGTTAAATTCATATGGCGGAGGTGCAGTGGTAGTTGTTGTAGTTGTACTACTTGTACTTGTAGTTGTAGTTGTTGAACTAGTAGATGTTGTAGTTGTAGTTGGACAATTAGTTGGTAAGTCAATACAGTTTTCACACGTACCAACAGAACACACTCTAATAATAGTTGCACCTATAGGAAGTGTTACCACATAGCCATTTTCTAAAGCAGTAGCTGGAACTTGTGTTTGAAATGGAGAACTGTATGCATTTGCATCTGAAAATAAATCAAATGGTCCAGCACTGCCAGTTGGAGGAATTGTTATATTTATTTGTATTAACATATCTTAATTTATTATACGCATTGATTTTCTAATGTATCTGTAAAACCTGCTTGCCAGTATGTTTTGGAATTACAAGATCTTATTTTATCATCACTTATTCCTGGTTCTGTAATATATATTATACTGTCAGGGTCAGCTAATGTTCCAGCTAATGCATCATCTGGATCATATGCAGCTATTCCTAATTGTTGTACTACATCATCTATCCTACAGGCGACTCCTGTGGTTACTTGACCTTGACTATTTGAACTTCCTGCATAACAAAGTCCTATTATTTTAATAGTCCCATTTAATTCTGCTAAAAGAAAAGATCCAGAATCTCCACTAAATATAGGATTTATACATCCTGGAACTGTACTGTCAGGTGTATCGTTATTTGGTTTTACAAACTTAATAGCTCTATCAAATTGACAGACTACATAATAAGGACTATTCTGAGCATCTGCTAAGTTTGCTTGTGTAGGATTCTGCATTTGGTATCCTATACTGGTAATAAGTGCATCAACTGCTGATATTGTCATAGGACATTCAGGCATTAATCCTTTTGGTCCAGTTGTTCTTCCAGAACTATATACACGAGGATTGATAGTTAATAATAAATCTAATTCAGCTGTACTAGCAAAAGGTGGAGCAGTACTACCTAATATAGATTCTAACCCTATTTGATTCCAAGCAGTATTTATATCAAATCTAGATTCAACTATAGAACAGATAGCTGCATCTACTTGATTCCATATACCTGTACTTTTTTTATGAATAGGTACATACCTTAGACTAACTCCCATATTATTACTAACAGGAGTGTTAGAACCACTTTCTCCATTTTGATACACACGATTAACTGGAAATGCATCATTTAAGTATTGATTATTTATGTCTCTATCTGAAGTGTAAAAAGCATCATTTATTGATACATGATTATTAGTTAAACCTACGGTTGTACCAGTTTCTACATGTTTTACCATTCCTCCTAATGTTCCTATAGTTTTTGTATTATTTCTGCTAGAGAAGGAAATACCTCCTTGCATCAGTTGATTGGTTGCTCTATTAGCTGCATTATTTGAACCTGCTGCTGTGTTACCACAAAATGCGTCACATCCTAAATGTTGTATAATAGTTTCTTCTATAATATCTACTTTTACCACTCCTTCATTTTCTATAGTTACATTATCAACTATTATTTCAGAAGATGTAAGTTCAGAAAGTTTCTTCTTTTTTGGTATAGATATAACTATAGCAAATTCTCCAGTATCAACTCCATTAGTTATTTTTTTACCCAAACCAATAGAAACTGCTTGAGGATATTGAATAGCTAATTCCTTAATCTTTTTTGATACTTCTTTTGTTATTTTTCCTTCCATAGCTTATTTATATTGGGGATGTGTAGGCTGAAAATGTAGTCCATATTGTTTTTACTCCTGATGGCACCACTGTTGTTGTACTAGTGGTTGTAGTAGATGGCGGTGGGTCAAATGATGTAATACCATTACTTATTCTGCACTCTGGTCTACTTCCTGAATCTATAGATGCACCTGGAGTAGGTTGCTCAGGAACAATTTCCCAAACTGATGCAACAGTGTTGTATCTATACCAAACTCCTGAAGACACATCAGATGTATATATATAATTTCCAATCATTGTTAAATCTCCACTACCAAGATATGACCCATTACTAAGCAGGGGAGTGCTGATGGATCCATCTAATGTTCCTGTATTATAGTCGTATTGATATATTCTACGACTAGTTCCTTCAGTTTGATGATACAATATTTTATTTGTAGTAACTCCATCTGGTTTGTATGTAATTAAACAATCTCCATTAGCAGTACTTTGAACTATAAATTTTTGAGTAACTGATAAGACGGTAGAACCTTCAATAATTTCTGCTTCTAAAACTCTATTAAATCCATAAAGCCATACAGTTTTAGTATCATTAATTGAATCTCCAGAAATTTTAAGTCCTGTTGACCACTCAGAAGGCCATGTATATAATATACCCTCCCACTGAATATTTTCAGGAACACCTGTTGAACTTAAATCATACGTGTATCTTGTAAATGCATACTCAGAGTTAACTATAGTTAAAGTAATATAGTTTTCACTAACAAGAACTCCGGAATTTTGAAAGTTAGTTCCTGCAGGGAATATAAGTTGTTCTGTAATTCCTGTAATAGGACTGTATGCAAACACTTTGGAGTAATAAGGTTCACCAGGATAACATGCTCCTGGATTGCTAGCGCAAGTTTGTCTAGTAGTAGCATAAATTAGATTACAATCTAAAGATGTTGAATCAAAACAACCTAATCCAACTGGTCCACCAGTAGGAGCTTGTCCTGATAAAGTTAATATAGTATAGTCAGTTTCACAAGTTACAATAAACTCTCCATTATTGTCATTATTATAATAATCTATTCCTCCAAACTGGTTACCAATAACCTTAACTCCATAACCTGTCGATATTGAAAGAGTTGGAGTTTCTGTATTTGTATCTACTTGATAAATGTCTCCACTACTAAATTCACCTTCTTCAGTTAATACGGTATTTAGTACTGCAGCTGTTATTGGAATATTATTTACAGGTTGAGCAAACGTTAGTGTAATTTCAAATACGGACCCTTGAACAACAAAGTCATAGGCTATAATCAGTCCAGTATAAGCGCACAACTTATATAGTGTCACCCCTCCACCATTACCAACAATTCCGTTAGATCCAGCAGCAAGTGTACTACTAGCCATAACAGTCATACCTGCATACGTAAACGGTACTGGACCTATGTACACATCTCCTGCTTGGTCGTACATATTAGGTATTGTAGTAGATTCACATTCTGGTTCTGTATAAAGGGTAATATCTGCACAACCACTAGTTGTAGATAAACTTTTTACATTTGTACCTACAAGATTTGATGATTGTTGTTGGTAGTCAGGAGTTTGTGATATTTCATATACTCTATTTAATTCTGGTTGAAGAGCATATAATTTACTATTTATTGAGAATATATCTATATATTTCTCAGAAGTGTAATTAACGGTAAATTCTGGAATGCCTAAATCCTGCAACTTCATAGTTCCAGTTATACGATCATTATTTGAAATATTGTATTGTTGTAGATAATTCCCATTATAAGGACCATCAACTTCGCCATCCATCCTCATACTAGTAATAACATCACCGTTATTAAGATATAGTAGTCTAGGGTTTGAAACAACCTTACCATAGGTATTTATTACAGGTTTAACAGTTCTTCCAATACTAGATGTTAGATTTTTAGCAATATTACCTGTTTGACTTATATCAATAGTAAAACCCCATACATCTGGTGAAGTAACAGTAGCAGTTGGTCCACCAAAAACTATTATTATACTTGTATCATTAATAGCAGTTAGTGCCGTACATTCAGAACCAACTCTAGAATAACCAGGGTATGATAGGATACCTTGTGTGCTAACAGTAATGTCTCTTGTAAAAGATAAACCTACATTACCTGATGTAAAAGTTACATCATATTCTCTAATTATAAAGTTGTTCTGGGTAAGGTCTGTTTCACTAGCTAGCCAAAGTTTATTTTGTGTACTACATATAGGTCTAGTTACACCTTGGGTTACTAAAAAGTCATTAGGAACTAATACTGTAGTTACTACATTGGTGTCTATATTATATACTCCTAGTTCTCCGGAGGTTCCTTCGTTAAGAGTTGACCAAAGACATAGTGAAGTAATTGGTCCAGGTCCACTTGATGTAGTAGTAGTAGTTGTAGTTGAAGATGAAGATGTGCTGGTTGTAGTTGTTGTAACATCACAAAGTATCTCTCCTGTAAAATCACAATTTGGTGTAGCACAAGAATATATATCCACTGAACCGCAAGTCTGATTTGTACTATCTAACCTAACAGTAGTAGTTCCAGCAGGGGCATTATAAGAAGTGTAACCATTCAATAGAGCTTGTCTGGAAACATTAGTATCAAATGCATTTTGATAATTATCTGCATCAGAATATAGATCAAATGGACCTGTATCTATGCCTGCTAAAGTTAATGTTATAAGTATTGTCATTGTCCTACGGTGTTATTGTGGTGGTTGTTGTGGTTGTTTGTTCTAGTGTTATCTCAATACTATTTTTACAAACTGAACCTGATGCTACTTTTACTATAGTAGTGTAATCAGGCATCACAGCTGTATACCCATTCAATAACTGGGTTTTAGTTACATTTGTTTGAAAAGCAACACTAAACCCATCTACGTCTGAAAATAGATTAAAAGATCCAGTATTATTTCCTGCTGTATTTAGTGTTAAGATTGCTTCCATTATGAGTCACAACAAGTTGTTAATGTTTGATTTATACTTATTACTTGCTGCTTTATAGTAGCTATTTCAGATGTATTGATTGCTTGTTGGTTTACCAATGTACAAATAATTTCGTCAATTTTAGACAAAGCAATGTTTAAATCATCACAAGGTTGCACATTTGAACAAGGTAATACAGGTCCATTGTATGTAATAGACTTTGAATAATGTACCCCAGTTGCACAAGGATTATTGCTTGTAGTGCTTGAACATCCACAAGGGGTGTTTGAAACTACATCTGTGCAACAAGGATTTACAGGTAAGTATGCCATTTTGTTTTTATTTTAAGGTATGTAAATTATATAATATGATCCAAGGCCAGGTTGAAAATTAGCATGTGATAATCCTCCACCTGTCTCATTTATTGTAGCAGAATGTGAATGTGGTGGAAGGGGATCTGCTACAAACGATCTCATTTTAAAGTCATTATCCCCACCTTTAAATCCTCCACCAATATTCTCACCAACGTAAGGTCCTGCTGCCTTTCCTGTAGGGGTTATTGTAGGCGTTGATGGTCCAATGGTAATTGTATGTGTATGTGAAGGTATTTGTGTAATACCTAATGTAACACTGTTAGTTCCAACAGGAGTATTAAGATTATATGTTGGGTTTCCAGCTACATTAGGGTCAACTGCAGAATCTAACGAAGCTCCTCCCATTCCACTAGTAGTACCAACTGGTACTCTTCCTCTAAGATCAGGTGTTCCATTTTGCCCATTACATAAAAAGATTCTATCCCAAACGCCTATACCAGCTCCTGACTGACTAAATGGAGACAAGTCTCCAAAATAAGGTTGAGCAGAGAATGGAACCATTCTATTATTTATTAATTGTTGTGTAGGGTTAGTGTTAAAATAGTTATCTATATATGTATTTATATCAACGATTCTTACATAGTTAGTAGTAACATCTGTAATGAAAGTATTTAGTGATTGCTCAACTTCACATAACTTTACTATAGTTTGTTGTAAAACATCTTGAGTAGAAGTGTTATCTGTTACTCCTGACACACATCCTACCTCATATGCACTGGTTGGTTCACTTTCTTCTATAAGTTGTATTTGTTCATTTAAGTTACAGATAGTTTGAACTATACCTGTAAGATAATTATTTAAAGAAAGCGGATCACATACTGGCAAGTTAGCTTCTACGATTGGACATATATCAGTTGGTTGTATTATAGGAAATACTCCTGTTCCATCAATTGTAGAACTTAAGAAAGTTATAATAGCCTGCTCTACAAAAGATAGAGAGTCTCCAGTCTGTATTCCTAAAATAGGAACATCTACTCCTGTATATTTAACACATCTGTCTGAAGTAATTTCAGTGCATCCGTTATAACAATTTGAGCAATTTTGTGTTGACATAATTTTTTTATTTTATTTGTTATTAATATTCAAATGCTTCAATTACTATTGATGTAGCATTTAATACTGTAAATGTATGGGTTATAGTGTTTAATGAACCAGAAGGATTATTCTCCTGATAGCTAAATGGTGTCATTCCACCACCGGTTATAACTAGTTCAGTAGATACACCTCCAACTTCGTTGTTTGAATATGGAAATGTAACTGTATATTCTCTACCAACTAAGAAGTCATAATAATAATTACCATTCCAAATTGGACCAGTTGTTGGTATACTCACTACTACAGGATTACCTGACTGATCATTATCTTGTATTTCAAAGCTAAGATTAGCACCGTTATTAGTAAGCGACATAGTAATTTCAGATGACGCTATTTGTTCTTGATTTACTTTAAATAATAATAAAGGACCATTAGTAACACCAGGTTGAGTATATCCAGTACTAAAGCTAGTTGCAAGTGAATTTGTGACTCCACCAGCAGGTGGTTGTAGTATACCTGTATCTAATTCTTGCAGACCTCCTGCTCCTATCAATAAAAAACTATTCTGCACTTGAGTCTCTTCACTTGTTAAGTTCTTAGTAGTAAGTTTAGCATTAATAACATCACCGTTAGAACTTGAAAACAATCCTTGTACCGAAGGCGTGCTATTAGTAATAACTTGAGTTACTACACTCGCTCCATTTTTAAATAATTGTAATTCTGCTTCTTTAAATCCATTTCCTCCTCCAACAACTTCCCAATCAATATCGTAGCTTTTTGCACTAGTGGTTGTAGTTGTAGTAGTAGGAGCAACAGTTGTAGTAGTTGTAGTTGTTGGTGTTGTACCAGTTGCTGCAACAGCGCAACCAGTAGCAGATCCTGAGTTACTATATCCTGAAGGAACAATAAACCCAAGCGTATAAGCAACTGTTCCAGCAATATATACAGTTGTATTACCCCCACCATAAGTGTAACTAGTTATAGCTAGATTGAGTCCATCATATACAACACTTCCATTCAGTGGATCTCCTACAATTCCATCAGGTAAAGATACTGTTAGTAGTGGATTTGTACAAAGGAAAACAGGTAAGGTTGTAGTTGTTGTAGTTGTTGGAGCTACAGTGGTTGTAGTTGTTGTTGTTGGTGTTGTACAATCTCCATATGCAGTAACTTTAACACCATCTCCATTTGTATAATCAAAGGTAGAAAGTATTGATGATAAGTCATTACCATTTGCATCTATCTTTGAAAATTGGAATACAGACATAGATGATAAGCTACCACCGTTAGTGCTAAATTTACCATAAGGAACACTAATTGATCCAATTCCAAGATCAATAAATTGATACTCTGCTGTATAGTCTACTCCTCCTATATTAAATACTACATCATAGTTGGTATTTGGAACTTGATCCCAGTCGGTATAACTTGTTGTGTTTGTAGTTGGTCCTGTATTAAAAGCTACTTGAACATATAGAGATGGATTATTCACATCTATAGGATAAGGTGGATTTGTATACCAATCGCTAAAAGTTACAAGAGTTAAATAGTCAAACTCTAGACATCCAACTAATGGTGGAAGAGTTGTACTAGTAGTTGTGGTTGTTGGTGCAAGAGTTGTACTAGTAGTAGTAGTTGTTGGTGCTACAGTGGTTGTGGTTGTAGTTGTTGGTGCCACTGTAGTTGTAGTAGTGGTAGTAGGAGCAACAGTTGTTGTACTAGTTGTAGTTGATGTACTAGATGTACTAGTTGTAGTGGTTGTTGGTGCTAAAGTGGTGGTTGTTGTAGTTCCTGTATCTTTTATTAGACGAACTGAATAACCGTGATTTTGCTTCGTGTCACCTCTATACGCAGAATTCTGATTATGGTATAAATTAAAACCAAGAGCATCAGCCCCATCTATATCTTCTGTACTACTCCACCAGGCACCAATCTCATTAATACCAGCAAACACCCCAAAGAGAGTCTCACGAAGACCTCCTGGAAGACCTGTGAAACCTGAACTATTTGTTGCTCCAGTATTAGGTGCATCCCAATGACAGAATTGTACTTCTTTTAATGGACCTCCTGCATTATTTGGTAAAGTTGCACCTCCTGATGAAGTTGGGTCAATATAATTAAGTAATGTAATTACTTCATCATTAGTTGGAATATGATAACCTGTAGGAGCTAACCCTCTTGGATCATTAACAGCAAACCAATTATATAATTTTCCATAAGTTGGTTCATTTGCAGAATCATTGCTATAGTAACACCAAGCTCCTGTAGTTAATCCTATCCAAGTGTTTGGGTCTGTTACTTCTGGAATTGGATCACCATTTAAATATGTATCAACATTTAAATTACACTTACTCCAGGTTTGTGTTCCAATTGTTACATCACTAGGAATACAATCCACACATGCAGCAATTGTTGTAGTTGTAGTTGTAGTAGGTGCCACCGTTGTAGTTGTAGTTGTTGTTGGTACAATTGTAGTCGTACTAGTAGTTGTACTAGTTGAACTACTTGTTGTAGTAGTAGTTGTACTAGACGTACTAGTAGTTGTACTAGACGTGCTAGTTGTTGTCGTAGTTATTGGACTACTACCAGGACATACATAAAAATCAAAACCAATACCAGCTAATGCATCAGCAGGTGGGTTAATTGTAATTCGTAATTGACTTATACCTCCACTAATTGGTGAAATTGCTGTAACTCCTGCAGAATAGTTTGGATAAAGAGCTTGTGATCCAGTTAAATTAATTTCATTTTGACTTATTTGTGTTGTTGCATAGTCACCACATGCTGTTAATTCAGTAGCAACAATTACATCAGTAGATGTTATAACCACAGTCTCTGTCGCTGATGGATCTTTACTAGAACCATAACCCTGAGTGACAAACGCTATAGCATTTATTGGAGGATTAAAGTCCATTACAACGGTTGAACCTCCACGCATTGACAATGTTCCTTGTCCACCAGACTGAGAAGTTACATATGCTCCATTACATACTTCTGTTGTGCCTGGGACGCCAGCTACATAGATAGGAGGCTGGTTAAACGTATTTGGAGTATACGATGTAGTTAGCAAAACTCCATTACTCAATACTTTAGTTCCATTTCCAGTGATAACATTAGGAAAGGCTTCAGGAGAACTTAAGTTAAATGGCTCTGCACAATCAAACGGTACAACAGTTGTACTAGTAGTAGTAGTCGAAGATGTTGAAGATGTTGAAGTAGTAGTTGTAGTAGCTAAAGCTATAATATCAAAGCATCCTTCTATTCTACAATCTGGGGTTATTGTTGTAGTAGTGGTGGTGGTTGGTGTTGCTGTGGTGCTAGTGGTTGTAGTAGTGCTGGTACTAGAGGTACTTGTAGTTGTTGTTGTTGGATTAGGACAAGGAATTATAGCACATGTTGTAATCTCACACACTGTAGGTTCATTACATAATGAAACACAACCAGCAGTAAGACGAATAACCTTGCTTGCAATATCTTCTGTACTTACCTCCGGACATCCTGATGCATAATGTGTATCACAATAACGAAAAGTTAGTACACGTTTGTATACTAACAGTTCTGAAATCTGACTAACAGCAATAGGTCTGTTCAACATAAATACAACATTGTTGTATAAGTTGTTTCCTAGCTCTGCTAATTTACAATCTATTTTTCTAAGTAAATCAGGAATGTTTGCACATTCTTTACAATTCGTTAGTCTTGGTGATAACATATGTCTTACTTTTTTACTTTACTTTTTATTTACTTTGGGCTGACAGGTGCTGCATAGACCGTTACTTAGTCTACAACCACATCCCACCTGAGCTCCACATCCTGCACATTGCGCCATAATTAATGAAAGTTTATTGTGTAGTTGTTACCTGTACAACCACAGTTTGATTTTATAAATGTATCAAGCATGTTACTAGCTTGATTATATAATGTTGTTGATTCCTTTTCAGCACAATTGTTAGCAGCTGCTACAGAGCCTTGAATAAAGAAATTAATTGTATTTAATGTAACACTTGACTGTGTTTTTATTTCACTAGCACACTCCATCATGTTAAGTTTTAAAAATGCATTGTCAAATTTCTCTTGAAGTTTGTCTATACGCATAATTGTTTTCTCAACATAGTTTAAATATGAAGGTGCAACCGAATATTTCAAATGGTAAATTCCATCTGGAATAGGTTGTTTACATCCAGCTTCAGTAATGCCTAAGGTATCTGACGCAAAAATGTTTGTATCTAAAGGTATAAAAGGGATTATCTTTGTTCCAAATCCAGGAATTTGAATCTCAATACTAGGTGCTGATACTACAGGAGGGCTGTCTGGATAGACAGATGCATCTGTAACAGCAAGTAGATTTACACTATAACTTGGAGGAACAATAAGATCTAACTGAAAATTAGCTGCCATAAATTTATTTAAAAAAAATACCAGAGGATTGAGTATTATCCTCACACCTCTGGTATTATAGGTTAGTATTGTATTATATATACTTTTTTATTAAGCAGCAGTTGTAGTAGTTGTAGTTGTGATACACTCATTGTTATCAACAACAGGTCCTAAAGCTCCAACTAAGACAGCCTCTACAGCAGTAGCAATACCAGCAACTGACGCTTCATTTGGGACAGCAATCATCACGATAGAATCTTGATGGATATAGTCACCCCATTGGTATGCTCCTTTATCATATTCATTAAAACGAATATAGTAGCTATCATATACAGTTCCTTCAGTCACATAAGACTCAAAGTTCTCGTTGTATCCACCCATTCTATATAGAGATTTTAAATACCCAGCTTGGTAGCTATAGTAATTAATTTCTGCTTGTTTCCATTCAGCAGAAAGTCCTGAAGGATATGTAGAAGTCTGAGTTATGGTAGAGGTTGCAACAATGTTACAAGAATCAGCAACAATAAAATCAGCAGTAGTAGCTGGTCCATCATATATAAATGTGTTGAAGTACATTCTATCATATTCAAATGGGAATGCAGCAACGTCACATGGTTGTCCATATTTAGTTAATGGTTTACCGTGGATTCTTAGTATTGTTCCACCAACATTTTCAAAAGTAAAGAAACTTTTAAAAGATACGTTATCTGGATTATCTCCAGGAGCGCTTTGGTTTAACTTAGCAATTAAAGAGTTGATTAATGCGTTAGTGTCAACATCAGTACATACATCACCTCCACACTCACAACATGGAGCTTGTACGGTTACTGAACGTGTAAATCCGTTGAAGTATAAAGTATTAATATAACTAGAAAAAGCACGTAGTGTTAATGTTACTATTTCACCACATTGTACTTTAAAGTCTGTAACGTCAGTAATTTGGTTAGCAGCAGTATCACAACCAGAAGCTTTGTACCATTCTGTAACGTTAGAGTTGCAAGAAGCACCAGCTGTTGGGCATCCTTTAATTTTGTCAGATCTTTTTGATCCTTGTAAATAGGTGTTTTCTCTACCTTGTGCTACGTAGAAATACGGAGAAGCAGCTATTGTTCCAGCGTTTACTGTAGCATAGGAGCTATTGAAAAATCCTACTTGACCTTTTGTAAGGTCTTGAGTCGAACCAGTGCTAGGCAGAGTTGTCTGACCTACTGGCACCACGAATAACGTGGTTAATGCGAATGTACTCATAATTTATTCTTTTTTTTAGGGTTATAATTATTCATTTGTTTGAATTCTGAATTGTGCACTTTGAACCGCAGCAGCATTCTCTGTATACATAGCTAGATTCTGAACTGTTAAATCTACAATTTCATCTTCTAAGTATAGTTCTAGTTCGCAATTTACATCTGTCGATGGTGTTCCATCTAACATAATGTATCCTGCCTTATTTATATAGACAGGATATCTCATGTACATTACTTGTATAGTTGTGGGAGTAAAAGTTCCATCCGTGTAAATGCTTATTGAATTAGAGGATATGCCATTTAAGGTTTCCTGATATTCAAAACTTGGTTTATAATGATCATTGTTAAGTAAAATAGATAGATCTCCATGTTTACTTAGATCTTTATTAATCCATATCTTTCGATTTTTGCATCTACCTTTGTCTGCTAACACATAGCTATCTACATAAAACATGTATTTAGGTGTTAGGAGAGTAAGATCTGCATCCCATTGATGTAATTCTTTGTTAGTTTCCACTAACGTAAGTGGTTGATTTGTAAAATCTATAACTAGATTCTGTAAATCCTCATACCTTTTTTTAAAAGCATCATAACCTAATCGGTTAGGGACACTAAAACCATCAACTTTTTGTTTTATCAACTTAATCTGAGCTTCATTCAAGCTTAAGATTTTGTCTTCTAATGCAATCTGTTGGTGCTCGTTAGTTGATAGTTTATTTAGTTTTTGATCTATTTTATATAATAAACTATCTACTGGTATCATATTTAACTATGTTTGTTAAAACTAACTTCTTATACAGAAGCTAGTTTTTTAGATTTCAATTTCTTTTCAAGTACTAGTAAGTCATCTTGATTATCTTCGTCAATCATATATTTTACTAATTCTTCTTCGTCCATTGCTACTTCGTACTCTCCTTCATAAACCTTACCGCTTGGTTTGATTCTATATATAGAGTGTGTTATAGCTTGTTTAATTAAATCTTTTATATGGAGTAAATTTTCTTTCATGTCAGCAAATCTGTTAAATACTTCTATAGGATTTAATCCTTGGAATGTTCCACCTTTCATTTCGGTTTCTTTTAACATGTTGTCTACTAAATTATAAACCACTTCTTCTTTAGATTCGTTTGTTACAGGAAGTCCTAATAGCCTTCCGACTTTTCTTTTCTTCTCTGGACTCATTCCATCAAACTTAACAATTGCTTTGTTGATAGACTGTTTCTTTTTATAAACAAGTTGACTTTCAATTTCATCATTTACAACATAAAACTGTGTATCAGCTGGAAATTCTCCTCTTTGCCATGCACCGTATGAAGATGCAATAGTTGGATGTACTCTCAACCAAGCAAAACAAATTTCTTGAATAGGAACACTTAAGTCATAAAAATTATCACCATCTAAAAGTTTTACAGATTTTACATGTAGATCATCATTAGTTCCTTGAGACAGTCCGTAATTCCAGAACTTAGCTCTTGGTCCTAAATCTATATCACCCAATGATGATTGTAACCTGTCTCTAAGAGCAGTAACTCTTTCGATTTCAAGTTCTTTTTCAGTTGGATCTGCTATGCGTTTAATATAACCAGCATCAGGATCTAGTCCTGTTCTGTATTTTCCATCTAATTCTTTATAAGGATATTTAAAAACTCCTGTTCCAGGAATTCTTGTCATACCTTGAGATGATAAGCCACTTTGAAGTGTTTGTAATTGATTACCATTATACTCTCTTTTAATCGTAGAGATTTTTCCTAATTTACCCATAATGTAGTTTAATTAATTTATTTGGTTTATTACTATTTGTAGAGTGCTCTAATTCAATAGGTAGAAAGTTAATTCAGCACTCTGGTTATTGAGAAAGTTATCCCCTCTGAGGAGGGACAGTGTGGGTGAGGGGATACTTCTCGGATATTGTTACTAGAACTGTGGAATTTCTTCTATAAGTACAGTTCTTGATAAATCTTCAATGAATACATCACATCGATCTTTCATCCATAATTCATAACCTGGGAATTTGTTAGCAGACTGCATTCCTTGAGACTTTGCAAAGCCTAAGTGGGAACGAGTACCATCAATATAACCCCATGTCATAGAAGGTGCACCCTTCATACGAACTTCACGGATATTGTTTACCATTGCACCATCAGATAGTGGAGAAACATCAAACACCATAAATACTGGAGTAGATTTCATGTTTTGTCCAAATTCTAAATTAGTTTGTGGTAAATCAAGTTCTTTTAAGTGAATCAATTCAACACGACCTGTTTCTCTTGTAACCATTGCGTCGAATGCAAAGTTATAAGTGATGTTCTGTCCTTCACCTTGCATATATCTGTTTCCAGAATCTGCCATGAAAGTAAGTCCAGAATTAAGTGCATCATTCTTAAGAGCTTGTTGGAATACATCGAATCCAGCCTCATTAGTATACATCTTAACTCTACGGTCTTTAACATCCACTCTTCTGTAGAATAAATCTCCAAATACTGAACGAATCAAGTTTGCAGAGAATTCACCTCTATTGTATTGTACTAAGTTTCCGTTATTTCTCATTCTGTGGTATACACCAGCAGAAGTTCTTTTTAATTCTTGCTTAGAACCATTAGTCTTAACTGTACCTGGAGAAGCCCAGATCATACGTTTAACTTTTAATTCTAACATAGATTTACGCATCCAGAATTCAATGAACGGCTCCCACTTAACATCTTCTCTTCTTAAAGGAAGTTGATTACGTCGTTGTGGTGCATATACTAAAATATCTAATGGTTTCCCAGAAGAGTCTCTTAACATTTTATCATCAGCCCATTCCGTAATTTTGTGCTCATATCCATATGCAGAACCTAATGATTCAAACATAGTGATCTCTTCACCTAATCTTGGAAGACCTAATAAATCTTGATCGAATTCTCCAATTGCAGCATCTACTAATTCTAATTCAACACCTTGTGTTAAAAATGTAGTATTAACGAAATCTACTGTTGGGTTATCACTAACAAGTGTAAATTTATATATCCATCCCATGTTCCATGGTTGTGGATCTTTGATCACGTAAAAACGTGGTCCGTACTGACGTGTACCAACAGAAATAATCGCATTCTTAGAGAATTCGTTAGAACTCAATATTAATTCGAACTCTTGTCCATCGATTCCTACTTTACCTGTAGCAGCAATAGTATCTTGCGTAGATTTAGGAATGTCAATAATTTTTGGGAATTTGTAAGGTACTGCAATGTTCCATTTCCATGAATCACTGTTTGTATCAATATAGTAAGGTGTACTCTTATTGATCATGTCTAGGAAATCATTGCTATACAATGAAGATTGAGTATACAGACTGATAATCTTTTTATCATAATCTGCAGGCTCAGTAGAGTGAAAAGACTCTAAGTGGTTTGAATCTGTAAGTTTACCTACAGCACGTGCATCCATAGATGCTACTCGTGCATAAGTAAAACCAGTTAAACCTGGGATTGTTTGAATTGCCATTTTATTCGTTTTTTATTAATTAATAATTATTATATGAACCATGAATTTGGTTTCTGTTTACTCGTTGTTTTAGTTGAAGCAACTGTTTTTGATTTAGTAACTTGTCTCGCAACTTCTCCAAATAGCTTGTTTGACTTTTTAGTCACGCCTGCTTTTTGTATACTTGATAAGGTTGGATCTTTTTCTAACATCTTAAGGAGTAAACCTACTTTGACTTTTTGTTCATGGTTCTCAGGTCTTTTCAAATCTAAAATAGCACGATCAAAGTCAGTCAGTGTTTCTCCAGTAGGTGTTTTCCACTTATCTGTTATTAAGAAGTCTTGTAGTTCGTTAGCTAAATTAGAGTTAATAGGTATACCATCAAACTCTTTATTTTTCACTTTATCAGAAAGTATAGCCTGTACATTTGTTACATACTGATTTTTAATATCAGATTTTGCTTGTAACTCTTGTTGTGACTTTGCTTCTAGTTTCGCAAGCTTTGCAGCTTCCTTTTTTACTAGCACCTTATGATGTCTAGTAGATACTGTTTCGAGATCACCGTAATTTTCTAATCTCTCTATTTCTTTACCTATGTCTTCTTTTTCAAATCCTTGTGCAAGAAGTGCTTCACGCATTACTTGCTTTTGATTGTTTTCTTTGGATAGATCCATTTCAGAGAAATTTACTATCTGGTTATATGCTCCAAAGTATTCTTTTGGATCTACACCTTTTACAAAGATGGACTCAAATGCATTTTGATAATCTTCTCCAAATTGACCTATAAAGTCTTGGACTAAACTTTGTGCTCCTTTTTTCTTTTCAGATTCAAATCGAGCTAAAAAATCTTCAGGAGTTTCAATGCTTACTTCTTCTCCTTCTTCTTTATTAAACACCCCTAGATCAAATAGATCTTTTGATAGTGCTTCAAAGTTTGCAGAACCAACTTCAGCTTCTTCATCGTTTACCACTTCATCAAGAACATCTTTAGGTTCTTCGACTTCAGGTATATCAATTTCAACTTCTTCTTCATCAATTGCATCAGGATCATTACTTAAAAAATCAGAAATAAGAGATTCCCCTGTTTGCTTTTCTTCATCTGTTTTTCCATCTACACTTTTAGGAGGAATAATATCCTTACCTTTCGGTGCCTGTGTAGCTGGTATAACATCTTCAGTTTCTTTTATTATTGGTTCAACGGTCTCAGGACTGCCACTTGCAGTTTCTGGAGCCATTAAATCATTTAGCAATTGTGCATCTCCAGATCCCATATTTACGGTATCTTGAATGCCAAAGTTACCTTGTGGCTGTAAATTATCAGACATATGTAGTTATTTTTTTTATTAAAACTTGGTTTTTTACTTGTATGACTGTAAAGTTAATTCAGTCATATTGATTTACAAAACTTTATTTATGTATTTTTATAAATATTCGAGATAATATAGCATTAACTATTTTCGTGCTATAATGAATGTAATTATTTACTTATTTATTTCGACCTTTTGCGTTTTGTTTTGCTACAGCTAGATCATTAGCCTGATTTTCACGAGCTAATTTTATTTTATCTCTTTCCAATTGTAACTTTTGTTGTGCTAAAGAATTTCTATTATCAATTTCTGCCATCTTTCCTTTATATTCTTTATTAGCTTTATTAGTCTCAGCTTCTAATTTAGAAAGTTCTACAATATCAGGGGCACCTGAATTATCCATATCTGCCCCAACTTCTGTTCCTTTAGCCATAGCATTAATAAGAGCAACTTCTTTTTTATTAACTCTGTCCAGATCATTCTGTCTATCTTCGTTAACTTGTTCTTCCATCTTCATTCTTTCAGCTTGTTCTAGGGCTGCTTGAGCTTGTTGCTGCTGAGCTTGCTGTTGTTGTTCTTGAAGTTGAATCTGTTGTTGTTGTTGCTGCTCTTGTTTATCTCTAAGATCTTTGAAAGTCTTTTTCATTTCTCTCATTGATTTAGTACTATATAATTCAATTACATCATATAATGTACCACCATTTTGTATAATAGCTTGAGACAATTGTCTAAGTTCATTAAACATTTGAGTGTCTTCTGGTCTATTAGTTAAAAATACCTGAAGGTCACGTAACGATAGGTCACTTCCATTTACTTGTACAAATGCAGATTCTCCTTCATTAGTTATATATGATAATGTAGATTGTGGTTTATGGCTTTCAGTATATAAAGCAGCATCTACAATTGCTTGATATAACTGCCCTTGAACATATTCATGTGCAACAAATAGAGGCTCTGTTTGAGAGTAGCTTTGTTGCATTGCTGTATTTGTACCTGTGGCTGTTTCTGATGCAGCTACATTACCCATACGCTGTTTAGACATACCTATAAGTTCCCAACATTCAATCTTCATTTGCTGAGCTAAGGTATATCGTGATTGTATTTCTTGTGTACGTGTAAGATCTAATGAACTAAATTGATTAAATGAACTTGGAGCTTTTAAATTCTCTGGACTATCATCTACAAATACCACTCCTCTATTACGTGCTTCCATTTCCCAGATGTCAATAGCATCTTGTGCATCTCCGTCTTTAGGAACTGGAATATGTCTTAGTGACATTAATTGTACCTTACCAACTTCCTTCTCTAATAATTTGTATAATTGATTCATACAAACATTATATATAGTTTGGAAAGGTTTCATTAAATCTACTAATGATTTTGCCTCTGTGTTCTTTTGCTCATAAACTGTACCAATGATTGGGCAGTAATCTAAAAGCTTATAAGGTCTAACATGATAGATGTCTGGACCAATTTTAATTCCTTGATACCATTGATTAATCCAACCCCACTCTAATGACTGTTGTGTAGGCATTGTTCCTGACTTATAGTCTTCATCTACTAGCACAGACTGTTCGTTACCTAACTCATCTATATATATTAACTTACCTATCTTCTTTTTAGAAACCCAATAAGACCTTATTACAACATACTTATATCCAAAAGAAGATACATTGTTCGTTAATCCAAGAAAGTCTCTTAAACCATCATCGTTCTCTTTCATTTCTGATTCAATAATCATACGTGTTTGTAAAACCAATGGATCATACGTGTCGTATGTAATAGAATCATTACCTGGAGTTACGCCAGGATTATCTAAATTAGATTCTCTAGCATTTATTAATCCGTAATCCTGTAGTGAAGTTCTTAAGTGATCTATTTCTTCTTTTGTTAATTCTGGAATAGCTTCAATTATTTCTGAAAGTTCCATAACTTGTACAGTACCAGCAGCATAAGCTCCCTGTTTTCTTCCTGTAGGGTCAGATATATATTTCTTATCAGGAGTAGTTAAGAACCAAGTGTTCTTAGGGTTACAAACCTCAATGTTATATCCTAATCTAGAATTGTCTTCATAGATATGATAGAACTGTCTTGCAGATATAAGGAGATCTCTAAATGCTTCTTCTGACTTTTCTTTAATGTTAAAATCTGCTTTTTGAGCAGTTAATACATGATTAGCCCATTTTTCTGCAACAGATGTATAACTATCTAATTGATCCTTAACTTGTTCAAAGGTTATCTTTTCAATATCTTCTTCTGATATTTCTTCACCAGCCATAGCAGCTTTTGCCACTACTTGTTCTTTTACTTTAGTTATTACATATTTCTGTAATGTGTCTGTTTTAAATTGTAACTCTTCTGCTTGACTATCATCATCAAAAGCCTTAACTCTAAATGAGTCTGGACGTTTAGATATCTCTCCGACTAATTCGTTAACAGGTGTAGTTACTATAGAATACATTTTAACGTATGCTGGTAAATCTATATCTGTAGTAAGTTGATCAGTGAAACTTCTTACTTCTGGTTCTTGATAAAAGTCTTCTCTACGGAGAACACCTTTCATTAAATCATAGTTCTTTACAAAGGTGTCTCTATTTCTAACATACATTGCATATGATTGATTTGCAAAGTAATCCATAGTGTTTTTAACCCAACTATCATCTCTTTTTTGTTTTTCAGTTTTAAACTGATCAGGAAAGATGTTAAGGTACGCATACCTTATAGATGCATCTTTTGTATATCTTATAATTGCCATTATGAAAAAAGTTTATTTTTTTTCCTTCCAAAAAGCCCTCGTGACTCGGTAAAAAGAATATTTTTTTTATTTGTTTTGTAAAGTGAGGTTATTCTCTCATCTTCCTTTGCCCCAACCCTACCTATCATTGGATCTAGTTTCATTGCTAATCCTATTGCTAACTCAGCTGCAATAATTCTATCAAAGTTACCAGTCTCATTATATTGTATCATCTCTTCTAGTAATACAGGATCTAATATTTTAGACATACCTTTTACTGATGAGATTACTTCCCCTTCATCATTAAGTTCAGTATGTATAACATCTTCCGTATATTTCTTAAGACATCCGTGCAGGAAGTCCCTTACTTTTTCTGAAGATCTATGTATACCATAATCACGTCTAACCGTAGTGTTTGGTACTATTTCTTTTAACCATTCCGGTTGTCTTTCTAAATAATGAGCATCTCCTTTACTAATCATATAGTCAATAAAAGATATTTCATCATTTTCACACAAGGCTCTTGCATTAAAATACTTAATTAGCAACCTAGCTTGTTCATCCCATGTTTCTTTCTTTTCAGGACGAGCACAATAGCTTGCAACAAACATATCTTGGTACTTCTCACCAGCTATGGCATGCATACGTTTATATATGTATATAGAACCTAATGATGTACTATATGCTGATTTACCTTGTCTATAAGGGTCAATACCTGCAACATATAAACCATATGGAGGATTTTCTATAGGAAATTCATATATAACAACAGGTGCATCCTTTAGATCTGTTTGTTTTAATGGAAAATTAGTTATTGGTAACTTATCAGTAAAATCATGATTTACACCTTTTCCATCATCGTACAATATTACCGGCACTCCTGTTCTTTCTTGTTCATTAATTCTATACTTCTGCCTCTTAGCAGCTTCTATATCAAAGATGTTTGTATCCTCATTTAAGAATATGTCATCTACCTCTTGAGGGTAGTACATCTTTTCTTTTAAGAAGGCAACTCTATCACCAGCTTTTTTTAATCTTTCTAAGTTATCATTAGTCACCTTGTCAGCTAACTCTTGATTCGATACCATCATAGGTACCTCATATAGTGGAGAAGTTTTTTCTTTTTCTAAAAACTTACCAAGAGAAGATTCTTCCTTGGCTTCCATTCTATACTTATTAGAGATGAACAAACCGTGAACACGCTTATCATCTTTTGCATTGTTGTACGTAAGAAAATTAAAATTATCTACGTCAAACATTAAACTTTTTGCATCCATAAACATTTTCATGTCACCACCTGTACCTGTTAATATAGGTGAACATCCCCAACCAAAAGGTGTTGTGAATCCTGGAATTGCAGCTTGTAGTCCACGTAGAAAACTACCCTTACCTATCTCATCGATAATAAGTCTTCTAGGTTTTGTACCTGCAATGGCTTCTTCGTTATTACCTCCGTCTAAGTTACGTATAAGGATTTGTGAGAATGGAATTCTTGTTCCACCTTTAGTTTTTATACCTAGTGTAACTTGATTTTTCCAGTTATCTTCTACTCTCTGCCATCTCCACTCTTTAGGAAGAAAGTTTAATCCTTTATCTATCTTATCTGTAATTAGTTTTATATCAGGCGCATTCAAACCTGCTATAATGTTTTGTGAATTCTCATCAAAGGTTGCACCATGTCCAATGTAACTAGCTTCTATAACAGACTTTGCAAAACGTCTGATTCCTAGTATTACCAGTCCTTTCTTTTCTTTATGTGCTCTATCTATCTCATTAGTTACAAGCCATTCGTTATCTCTAAGTAATGGGTTTGCATACTTCTGATTAATTCTACCATAGTCATCTATAGTATCTACTTCTGTGTGCCAAACATTTAAGTGCCAGTACAAAAATGGATTTATATACACCCCATTCATCATACACCCATTCATACATAGCTCTTTTTGAAGATCAAAGAAAGCTTTATGGTCTACTGAGTCTTTATCTGGAATACGTTTTTGATTAATGAACCATTCACTATGTTGAATATTATGAAGTTTCATACTTAATCTCTTTGTTTTAGAAAGTCTTCAGCCATACTACCTAATGTTGCTCCACCTCTAGTTTCTACTTTTTTCTTTTCTTCTTTTTCACGTAACGAATCAACTTGACCTAGTAGGGCTAAATAGTTTTTCATTGTGTCTTGAATAAACTTACCTTGTGCTTCAATAGAAGCTACAACCATAGGAATGCTACCACCATTTGCGGTTTGTTTAAATTCTATTCTATCCTTAAGAGTAGGTAGAGGGTTTGCATCAACATAAGCTTTCCATTGGACTAATTGTCCTTCAGCCCAGTCTAATTCTGCATTTATGTATGTAGTTTGTTTTACTGCCATTTTCTTCTTGATTCCATCCGTCTTCCCAATATATAAAGACTAGATCATTGTTATTAGTACAGCTCATCTGGACCATCTATAGTCAAATCCATACTATCTTCAATTATTTTATCTACGTCAAAGTTTTCATCGAACACTTCCACTGCATCTAATTGAGATTGATAGTCATCAAGTAATGAAGCAAATTCTTTATCTGTTAAGCTCCATATATTTTCTCCATCAAGAGCTGTAGCAATATGTTTTCCTATACTAATCTTAGGGTGATTCACCTTTAGTAAGTTTATGGTTTCTATAATTTGCTTTATGTACATTGGTTTATATTAAATCGTTTATATCATCATCCTCTTTTATAGGGTTGATCTCTTCCTCATAATCCATTTCTGTTACAACATAATCTGGATCATCTTCATTACTTTCGATTTCTGTAAAGTATTCAGGTCTAACTGTAATCTTTAACATATCTTCTTCACCGTCAGTTTGCTCTCCTTCTATGTCTATGTAATCAGCTCCTTCATCATAGATTTGTTTTAGTAAATCTATTAATGATATGAGAGAAACCTTACGCATTGTCATTTTGTCTTTTTTACTCATAGCTTTTTATCTTCTATTACATCTTGTTGTTCATCTGACAATACAGCTACCCATTTAAAAATAGGACATTCGCAAGATAAGCATTTTGTTTTAGCTGACAAAGTACATCCGCAACTAACACAATGTTCATCTGGCCTCACTGTTTTATGATTACTAGAATGATTAGGACAACTTTTACATATATCTAACCTTTCCTTACTTATTCTTTCAATCTCTTCTTTCATGTCTGAAGCAGGAAGTAAATTGTTTTTCCACCCTTCGTAAATTTGTGATATGTTAAGTTTCATCTTGTACTTTTGGTTTTATAGAACTTAATGTTAAATTTAGATTACTTAGTTTACTCTTGATTACATCCAGTTTCTTTTCTGGCAATGTGTTTTCGGCTAGCATTCGTATATACGACTCTTTAACAATCTCAAGCTTTTCGATTTTTTTATTTGCTTTTGCTAGATTAAAAACAAATTTTCCAAACCCTGATATTTCGATACTGTTCTTATCTCTAGTGGCGTCTTCAGCGGAATTGAACTGATGTGTTATCACTCTATCAATTACTTTCTCTGAGATCACCATCCCTATTGCCATCTTCTTGATTATGTGTTGCCTCAAGGATGTCCGTGTTTTGTCTATCTTCTTCATGATTTAGTTTTATCAGTAGAGTTATGTTTTTATCAAAGTCTAAAACTATTATAGGGTTTACTTTAATCTTTCCATCTTTTTTTATAAATATGCCCATTCTTTTTAGCTTACTCACTATGTTGTTTATAGTGGCTGTTGTAGTGTTGTACATTTCACAAAACTCTGCACGTGCGTTAGCATAAGTAATTGTACCCTTGATTGCTGTATAAGATACAAGTTGTAACTCTCTTTCTGTAAGTTTCAAATTGTTTAAAGCTGATAGTAATGCATAGTACTTTTGAGCAAGATTATACTTGTCATCATACTCTTTTCCTAGCTTTTGTACTACTTTTGATTTATGTGCTTCCATTATTTAGTTGTATTGTCTTTATACTATATGCAAATATATAAAAAATATAATTGACTTATCCTAATTATCTTTCTATAAAAGCTATATTATGTATAAGCATTCATAATATAGTAGTTACTAAGAACCTAAATAAGAGTTTTATTAATAACCCACCCACCCACCAAAGGTATGACATTTTTTGGTTAACTACCAAATTTTCAAAAAACTTTTTTTAAAAAAACGCCCCACCCACCTTATGTGTGCGACAGGAGACCCCTTCCTATTGAAACCCCACATAAAAAAAGCATGGTGGGGGTATCCCCCCTTTGATAGAACATGCTAAAAATTTAAATACCTAAGATTATGAGTAGTGAATTAATCAAGTTTGGTGCACGCACCACAGTAGAAAGAGTAGTAATTGGAAATGTTGCAGAAACAATTGGGCCTAAAGGTTCTATTAAGTTCATCAAGAAGAACTTAAAAGGAACTAAGCGTGTTTACGTTACTCTTGTTAATGAAAAAGGACTGGAAGCAAACGTTACTTGCTCTAAGGAAGTTAGTGCAGGCGTGCGTGACAAGTCGATTAACATTGGTAACTTAATGTCTTTTGACATCTTTGAGTCAAAAGCTTTTCAGCGTGATGCTAACGGTGAGCAAATGTTTGATGAGGAAACTGGGGAGCAGTTGTTTGTGCCAGTTGCGCAAATCCAAATGCCAGATGGTGAAGACAATGTGATTGAGATTAAAGCTAAAGACGTGAAAGTTGTTGAGTACGCAGCACCGTTGGAGTCTGATGAACTCTTTGCTTTCTAAGCAAAACCCTTAAAGAGGAGAGCGTAACACCTCTCTTCTTTATATATAGGGTGGGAAAGATGTCTTTCTTTAGGTGTGGGCCTTACTTATACAACAAAAACTATATGTTTTGTGTGAATGTAAGAGAGGTAGTGTACACACTCCATACTATTTGCCACATTTAT